ACTATCACTGGTAGCTTTTGGTTTACTTCCTGAATAACTGCCCTCAACAGAAACAGCCCATCTTCCTGCTTTGCCAGTATATCTTTTGGCGACAATAGAATCTGCCAAAGTACCACTGGCTACTCCTAATTTGTCGGCTGTATTAGGAAAATACTCACCTTTTACTTCTCTCCATGTTTTCGATAAAGGTCTTGCAGGGTCAGGAATTTCGTTATTTTCCAAAAGCTTTGTTTTGATGAAAACAGACAATTCCATTGCAGTTTTTTGTGAAAAAAGGCCACCACCTTGCTCTCCACCAAACCATTTGACAAAATGATTACTCAAACCTTCTACTGCATAAGAGGCTTTTTTGCATTTCTCAGATACTGCATAAATATCTTCCAATCCATGCATTGCTAAGGGATGTGCTGGAGAAGAGGCACTTGTGCCCATTCTACGTTTAGATACTTTCGCTCCTCGGGTAGTAAACCTATGACCTACTTTATATCTTCTTCTAGCCATATTTACTCCCTATTATCCTCACGTACTTTACAAATGGTAACATTGTTCAGTCTACGTGGCTCAACACCTGTTACCTCAACCATATCTCCACTGGATAACACGAATCTATGACCCACTTTTATATCAACATCACCAGACAAGTGTAAATTATTGCCAAAACTTGTGAACTCACCATACTTTTGGTCACTAATAGTATGTTCATCTGGCATTCCAGTAAGAAGTGCATGTACATTATCTTCAACTATAGTCCATCCAGGACTATAATTGACACCAGTTCTGCTCCTAGAAGCTTCCTTGAGAGTGCCCAATACATTACACCTGTATAAAATACCCTCATAGGCAATCACTTGATTTTCAAACCTAGATGGAAGGAAAGACGCCAATAAATAATAAGTACCTTCTTCGTCTACAAGCACATTTCCAGGCAATACTTGTGTGTCATATGAAAATGTACAGTTCAGTATAAATTGAGTCAAAAATGGACTGGAGGCTTGTTGATTTATTTCAACATCTACATATTCAGGAATCATAGTGCCATCAGACTTTTCAATAGTCAAAAGCACTCCAAGATCATCAAAAACTTCTTTCAAATCAGGACCAATGCTCATATGTACACCCTAGCCCAAATAACTGTGTATGTCATACCCAGCATCAAACAATTGCCTAGTCACATCTTTTCCAAATTGATCGTAAACAAAACCATTCCTTACATAAACTCCAAAGGCAGAAGATGGATCTATACTAATCAAAGCAGGATCATTTTCTAATCCTTCTTTAAATTCTTGGTCCATCATTTTGATAATTGTGTTATAATGATCAAACCGTTGATTCAAACTTATTTGTTTGTACTTGAATTTATGAGCTGCACCAATTCTAATAATATCAAGACCGTGGCGTATTGCCCTTTTTATTGCCCAAGCACTCTTTCCTGGGTCTTTTATGGGCAGAGTCCAAGACAACTCATTCAATGCCTGATTTATAGCAAAATCTACCTGCTCTGGTTCCAACAAAGTATAGGCATTGCCAAGACCACTACTCAACTGTTCCTTAAAATTCGCTTTATCTGGTATAGCCATATGTTCCTCCAAATAAAAAGGCACAGCCCTCACAATGATGACTGTGCCTTGATCCTAATGAGGGCTTTCAAAGCCTATGTGTTTACTCAGCGGTCTTGGTAGCCTTGCGCCGGGGTTTCTTCCTTGTGGTTGTTGGAGCTGTTTGCTCCTCTTCGGCAGAAGGCTCGTCCATTGTTTCATAAGAAGCGGTGTCTTGCGTAGTGACGACCTCATCTTTGGCAGTTTTTTCTTCCTTCGAGGGAAGCTTGCCAGAAACTAGCCGTACTGTTTTTGCCCCTCGTCTTGCTTCATCAATTAGAACTTGAGGAACACCCTTTTCTGACTTGTCAGAGTAAACACCTTTGGACAGAACTCCACCCTCAGGATTTTTCAAAGTGTACAACGCTTCGATCTTCATAGATCACTAACTCCTTTCCCTTCATAGGGATTGTTTACCGAACCTTGAGAAACATGACCGTGTCAGGATGATAAATGACAGGCAATCCTTTGTTACGGACACGCAGCCAAATTCCATCCGGGTCCCAATTCTCATGCTGATCGGCGTTCTGGCCCCAAGTGCGGTCATTGCCAAAAGGAGCATTCATGAATTCGGCCACTGGCTCCCCTTCCTTGGAAGTGGAGAACATGGAAATGCGATCCTCGGTGAGAAACTTCCGGCGCATAACAACACGATCCCGCTGAGCCTTGTATCCATTGGTTGGTCCAGTGGAGACAGTGATCTTGTTGTTGGAACGGTCAACGTCAGAAATGGTCAGATCTTCCCACTCATACGGAGCAGTCATGTTGAAAATTCGCAGAACTCCCTGATGATCAGTATCATCAAAGTCTGTAGCATCTTCAACATAGATCTCAGTTCCGCCAGAGGACAGATCAGAAGTCAGCCATGAAGAAACCTCATAGATTTCATCATAGGTAGCCAGTTTGCCACCAAAACCAAGAAGATCACCAATAACCCTATTGGGATTTTTGAAAAGATCACCCTCACCAAAAGCGGACTTCGTCAAAAGACTTTGAATATCAGAGTCAAACATCAACTGACGAATGATAGGACGAGTTGTCAGAGCATAATCAGGCTCTTTGCCCACATTGTCCACATAAGTATCAATGGTTTCCATCATGGTCTGAACAGGAGTAGCGGTAGATCCTACAGAACCATCGTCTGTGATCCAACGATCTTCGCCTGTCAAAGCAATTTGGTGCTGGCTGGGAATACCGTAGTTCACTGTGAACTTCATTCCCTTTTCCTGCTGATAGGAAAGACTTCCATCAAAAAATGCCTTGGCAATCATCCACTCACGGCGTCGATCAGAACGATTCCGCAACCGAAGTTCCTTACGAGCCAACTGCCGTTCAGCAGTCATGTACTTAGCCGTGGTCAGGGGCTCACGAAGATTGTTCAGCATTTGCTCATCAAGAAAGGTCTTTTCCTTCCAGTAAGCCGCACGTGCGGAACCTTCCCCGAACAACCATTCGTCACCCATTACAGGAGCAGGAGCACCGGGGGCTGCAAAAGGGGACATTCCGCTAGTGCCGTATTCCAGCAACCAACGAATAGAATCACTTTCGTAATCATTACTTGGGAACAAATTCAGGAAAAAAAGATCCTGAGACTTCGGCATTTCTCCAAACACTTTATTGAGCACTTCAAGACGCAGAGCGTCAATTCCATTAGCCAATCCTTTCATATGTCAAACCTCCATTAAAACCGTAGTCTGTTTATTTGAATATGGTGTACATTCCATCTTCTGTTGCGCCCAAATCAGTCAACGCCTGAGAATCCATGTTCTGGAGTGCGTTTGTGACCAGAATGCCACCAGACACGAACAGGGAGGTTTGAGCACCACTTGGATTTTCAGCATCACCTGTACCAACATCTTGATCCATGATTCCAACGGCTTTGCTGAGATGTGCATTGCCACCGGAACTTGTGTGGGACTTGTGATACACACATGCACTGTCAGTAGTAGCAAAAGCGTTGGACAGCTCACCGGACAAAGTGATTTCTGCCAATACACTGCTGTATTCATCATCAATGCTGGTAATGACAGCTTCTTCATAAGTAGGGCCTGTCTTTGCAAGGATCACTGCTTCATCCTCATCAAAGCGACCCACCTGTGTGGCATCTACATAGATCTTGGTATCAGTAGCAGATGCGCTAGCTTGAAGCAGCACACGTGCTGGATCATTGGAAACATCAATATCTGACCAGTCCATAGCCGCTGCATAAGGAACAAGCTTATCAAGCTTGTTGTTATCGGCGTCGTACATATTGGCCAAAGGAAGACCTGCTTCCAAATTTCCGAAACCACCCTTCATGGTCTTGGGAAGGAGCAATGCTACAGCACGATCACTGTAGAAAAGCATTTTCTGGCGAAGCTTGGTGTATCCTTCACGATTCAACTGAGGAATATTTCCTCCCAATCCAGCAGTAGATTTACCCGGTCCAATAGGCATATTTTTACCTCCAAAAAATTATCAAAAATTAAAGCCGTATCTCCAATACAGGTATGCACTATTGTTGTGTATCAGTGCTCACACCAATGTGGCCCAATATCCGGCTTGTGATATCAGCGGCCTTGTCTTCGGAAAACTCATCCCCATTTTTGTTGTCAGCAAAAGTGTTTGTGGAACCACCTGCGCCACGAACAGAAGTGTCCTTCTCAGAAAGGGCAGTTTCCCATTCCTTGATCTCAGCGTCAACTTCCTTGGACAGCTTTTCAAAGTCAATGGAATTGTCTTCCTTGACGTAGTTGTTGTAGGAAAACTGAGATTGTACACGTTGATGCAGACGAGTGGGGACGTTGCTGTCGCTGAGCTTGCTTGTTACGTGCTCTGACACTTGAGATTTTAGATCCTTTTCAGTACGCAGAGTGCTCTCTTTTTCCAAGTTGGAAACACGTTGTCCAAGATTGGTATTCTGGTCGGAAAGCTCAGTATTCTTGGATTGCAGTTCCTTGATCTGGTTGTCTTTCTTGTCGATCTCTTCAGAAAAGGCCCCTTTGATTTCATCAGTCAGTTCCTGCACAAGCTGTGGATAGCCTTCTTTGAGTTCCTTCAAATTCATAATTACTCCTTCAGAATTTTTTGTTCCTTTATTCTGGTCTTTGACAGGGGTGTTATTCCCATTATCTTTATCTTGTTTTACAATGTCAACACTCAATTCTATAACCGAGTCATCATCGGACAAGGCTTGTGAATTCGTGTTTTGATCATACCCAAAAACACACACTGAGGTTTCCCTATAAATGGATTTGCGAAATACTACCCCAGGCCCTTTCATATTCTGACCATTAACTTCAACAGTCTCCCCTTCCGAAACCTCTTCCAGCACTGTTGGGCGTATGCCTATAGAAGCTTGATAAGGAAAACCGTCTTTGGAGTTTTGGTAGAACTCATTGGCCACTTCATTATCCAATAATTGAACTTCCTCGAATTCAATTTTGTTGTCCAGATTAGGCAACTTGTTTGAAAACCCTATCTTGCGATAAATATCATGCTGTTCAAGAATAGGATTCCGTTTTCTTTTGAATTCAATACCGGACACATCTATCGCCAGATTGCCCCACAACCAATGACCTTTGATAATTTTGCCTGAGTAGGCAAGCAAAGAAGCTTTCTTCTTTTCTCCCTCCCCTCCTCCAGACAACCGTACCTCAGCAGAGTCTTCTATACAAAGACCCGACCTCGGTATTTGCATTTTTTCTTTAAGTTCCATTTGTCCTCCTTGAAGCAAGGCGTTGTTCTGACTATCAGAATTTTTTGATGATTTTTTCTTTTTCACCTCACCTCTGTGAGTACCATTTTTGTCGGTGCAGTAATTAACGTATTCATCAGAACCCAAGCCATGTTTTTTGCTGGGTCCAGATACACGTCTTACTTTACCACCGTTTTTTACACATTTTTCAAAGTCCCTTGGCATGATAAAATCTCCTTTGCGGCTACATAAAAGACCTCCGCTTGTTGACAATTGGTAGCCAATGACAGGTAGCAGCAGTATATGATACCAAGCTACAATTGATCAAGCCACAAACAAACAGCACAAAAACCTATTTGGTCCGCTTTGATTTTTTGTTATTGTTATCATTAGACTTGTTTTCTTTTGATTTGTCATCAGATTTTTTATTACCGTTTTTTGGAGGTTCAGCTTCCTTTGACTCTTGAACAGATTCAGCATCACTTGTGCTTATCAGTTCTGGATAGTGCTCCAACTCAGAGGATGAACGTCTTCTCATATAATCATAATTGGAAAAGCCCATTCTCTTAGCAATCTCAGAAGGAGGTATGCCCAAAGTATCAACCACGCTTCCATGTTTAGTGCCCAACAAAGCTTTGGCTGTACTTTCAAGGTCTTCAAGCTTAGATACAGGAAGGCAAATATCTACCAATTTATAAGAAGGTCTTTTGATCCTTTTGTAAATCGGATCTTTGTCCTTATATCCAATAACCTCATCTATATATCTATGTTCTTTAAACCCTGTAACAGCAGACCTGATCTTAAAAACGCCTCTCCAAAAAGTCTGCAAGAAGCGATAAAAATAAGACAAGTCATCATACGTTCTATCGCTTTGTGGTCCCTGGGAAGCTTTCACAGAAGCATAAGTACTGCGATAATCTCCAGTCATCATGTCTTGTGGCTTGTTTAGTCCAGAGGAAACCATTTGCATAATGTCTGTATCGGAGTCGCTTATATTGGGTAGTTCTGGAGTCAGTACACTCATCTTTAATCCAGGAGGAAGAACTATAGTACCTCCAGCATCTTTTGGTTGGGTAATACCAGTCTTCTTCCTTTCCTCCTCACTAAGAGCAAGCCACGTTCTGAATGATTTTAGATTCTCTACTTCAACTGTCCACAAATAAGCACCACTGGATTTTTTGTGCTCGATCTCATACTTTTTCAATTCTTCATAATGATTCACCCACTCAATCGTCGTTCTTATGTGAGAAGCATTTCTTTGAGTCAAGAAACCTCTGTCCCAACAAACAACGTACCTGTAAAAATTTTGCAGAGGATTGAACTGCTTCCTGTTATCAATTGAAAATTTGATATTTTCTGAATGGTAGTCATTGTGTCCTTTCAATACAGAAAGCAGATCCGGAAAATAGGCTAGGTTTATGGAAGGAACCATGACCTGATTATACATATTTGAAAGATTGCCGCTATGAACTCCAGTGGTTTTGTTTTTCTTTTTATAGTTGCCTACATTAAAATCAATAATGTAAGCCAAAGGATAGGTAGTCTTGTAAGGGTGGAACAATATACCTGAGTTGTTATCTCCACCGGGACCTATAATGGAAGGATCTATAAAATCTACTTCAACAAAACCATCTAAATGCAAAGTGAGCATCAGAAAAAGCTCGCCTTCCACTTCAGAACGAGCAACGTATTTTGGAAGGTAGATCCTAAGATCATTTCTAGGATCATCCATTATCTCTTCTATAACAGAATCTATCTCAAACACAGCAGAAGTAAAATCTAATCCCCACCCCGCTAATCTTCCAGAAAAATCTCTGACGTGTGAACTGATTTGGGGATTACGACCAAACTTGTTCCAGCATTCAGCTTGTAGATCTTTTAATGAACCATAATCATTTTGGGACACAATTGGAAATCCGTCAGAATCAGCTTTGGGAGAATCAATCTTCCCCGGTACATAAGATGGAAATGAGAATTGTACATTTCTTAACATATCATTTGGAATTTCATTCAAAGTATTCACTACATCTGAATCATTTAAAGAGGACATAGACAGATTCATAGAAGAACCTGTACCAAGGGAACGAGGATTCATTCTTTTTGATCTCATGCAACCATACTCCTGTTATCTTCTTTTTTGGTGCTATAAAAAATACCGAACATTTCTTTCATCGGTTGTATATCTCTAAAATCATCTATTCCCAAATCACGTCCACCGTACAAACACCATGCTAAAGAAAACATAGCGTCATCTTGTATACCATTAGGATCTTCTTTTTGAGGAGATCCATACCACTTACGTTTTGGATCATAGTCAAAAGAAGACATTTCCTCTGACAATATGTCTCCTTCTACTGAACCCTGCACATATACAGTAGGTGCTTTGAACTTTCCTCTGGCACTTGCTTGATACAACTCACTAAAAGCGGCTTTTTGTATAGTATAAGAAGGAAAGATTGCCTCAAAATGAATATCCATTTCTTCACACCACTCTTGCAAGTCCCATACACCCCATCTTTCCGAACAGAATGTGTCAATTCCATCGTACTCATCATGTATTGTTTGCAGTTCATCTTTAATTCCTTTCAATGAAGCATCTTGTATATAAGCAAGATGAAGCAGTATACGAATATACTCAACATTATTTTCATCAAATGAAATTTTGCTTTTTGAACCTAAAGCACCTTTGGCTGTGCATGTCAAAATGGTTCTTGCTGATTTGGTAGTGGCTAATGGGTCAGATCTGTCCAATCCAGTCTCAATTGCCCAATTGGTATCAAACTTTTTACCCAATTCAATCAACTTTTCATGAGGTAGCATCCTTGGAAGTCCGTTGCTGTGCAGGTCATAAAGAGTATCAACCGTGATGAATCTGTCCTTATGATAGTCTATCTCGTTCAATAAGGTCAAACGGTCATTTTTCCTCTTTGTCCTTTTGCTCAGTCTTGCCCCTGTATTCTTGTTACCTGCTCTGCCTTTAGAGCGTTTTGCCTTCAACATGCGGCCATCTGCGGTGCGTTTGCTCTTTGCAGGCTTCCACTCAGTTTCTTCTTGAGCACTCTTTTTGCGCCCATCAAGCTTTTCTAACTCACCTTCTAGGCTAAGAATCTTTTTGTATACCCTCATCATCTTGTTAGCTACAGGTGTCGTGAACCCTGTTTCATGATCAATACCTATACAGTGAACAAGATTGACAACTTCTGGAGTGAATAGTTTTCCGGTAGACAATTCCCAAGTATTTTTGAAGTATCTTTCAAACTCTGCTGGAGGAAATTTTGATTTGAATGAATCTAATTGACGCTGATCCATTCTCGGATGCCAAAAGTCTTTGTAATCTCCTTTGGGAGAGCTTCGATAGCTGAAATACAATAAGGGGTCATCACCCTTTACATAAGACTTATACAATCTATAAAGAACGTGGTCTTTTGTAGATACTGTACTGTCAATTGTACCAAGGGCAAGGGGCACATTTCTTGTAGAACCATCAAGCTGAACAAAGAATTTCGGATCTTTCATATCAAACATTTCTGAAAACGTGTATCCAGTAATATTTGACACAATACCACTATAGGAAGAAATACTCCGAATAGCTGATTGTACCTCTCCTCTAGGATTCTTCAATACAATTGATTTCTCTTGTATATTTCTTTTTCCAACAATCCTGATCAAATTAGGACTGTTGAAAATAACATCTTTCATCAAATCATAGTGAACAAATTTGGACTGATCTTTGGAATTGGCTCCAAGCACAATCTGCTGCCGAGGAAAATTAAAAAACTTCCACATCTGAATCAGAACCACGATAAGTGAATTATGAGTAACAGTAAAATCTCCTGTCACATATCTACCATTACCATCCAAATTGAACCCATAGTATTCACGTTCACCAACAGATTTTATCTCCTTGATATTTGACACCAACACATCTTTCCAATCACTACGAGCAAAGCTTTTTTTTCTATCAATGCTGATCGGAATTGATGAACAATCACCAAAAATATCTATTACATAAAACAAGCCATTTGATTCTACCTGGACATCAAATCCTAATGACCTTGCCAGAAATAAAATATCATCAGATGAGTTTTTATCTCTTACTGAGAATTGGAATCCATTTCCATTCTTATGACCTATCGCATCTATCAATCCTGCCAATACTTCTAATCTCACACTCCTTGAATTGGCTTTGTATACATGAGGAATGTGCTTTTTGTTGACTAAATCATGCTCTTCCAAAAAATTCAAAAAATCTTTATTTGCAAAACATGATGCATCTAATAATGAATCTATAATCAATCCTAAACACAAACCAAAAAAATAAGAATCAACCGGCACTTCTTGCTCTGGCCAATCAATAGAAACACGAAACAAAGCATATTTATCTTTAAAAAAATTATCTTGTTTTTGGTAGTCTTCAACTGAAATATCTATTACATCTTTTTCGTTTTCTTTATCCACCAAAGACAATTTGTGATCACCAGTCACAACCAATGGTCTTCCTCTATTGGGAATGACTTTGAACATTTCCTCTTTGCCACTTGCCAATGACAATACCTTTCTTGGAGTATTGTCATCTCCCATGAGGAAATCACCAACTTCAACATCTTCTACTTTCTTGATTGTCCCATCATACATCAGTACCTTACTGCCTTTTTCCTGACACTTCCCCTCTCCACGCATCCAACAATAGACAATCAATTTGTAAAGAAAGTCTCCGTCTATCATCTGGAGAGCTTCCTTTAGATCCTCTTTTTCATTACACCACATCTCCCAATAAGATCTTCCAGTGCTTTTTATCTTTTTGTCTGGAAGTTCTCCTACACGTACCCAATGAGTGACCAAAGTCCTACTATGCATAATGGGCAGATGAACATTGTCTTCTACCCATTTTGTCATCCCCTCACCACCGTCTCTGTATTGTTCCAATTGTTTCTTGGTATACATACTAATTCTTCCTCATATGCTCATTATAAGATCTTGTTGGTATGTAAGGCTCAACTTTCTTAGAAGACTTGCTGTACTTCTTTTTCTTCTTTGGTTTGGTATCTTCTTTCTTTTTCTTCTTTGGTTTTTTCTTTTTCTCACTCTCTAAATCAAGACCTTCCCCTTCATCTGGAGGATCATCCCATTGAGGTTTTCCGTTATCAATCTCTTCCCCCTCCATCATCATTTTATAAAAAGATGTGTCCCCAAATCCTTCCACATCTTCCTTCACGTCTTTGGAACTCTTCCTGCCGTTCTTTATATTTTCACTTCCTACACCTTTCCATACAGAATTGATCGTCTTGATCAGTTCTCTGATTTCCTTATAAACAGGGTGAATTGAAATTCCTCCCTTAGCACCAAACTGAGCCACCTTATCATACCCAAGACTGTATTCAATCATTTTCATCTTGAACAACTGAGTATACAAAGGGATTATCTGTAGACCTATTTTTGCAACCTGCTCATCAGTAATCCTAGCAGCATCAAATCTATCCATCATGGCTCTGTAGATAGTATTCGTGTACTCTATCTGTGCCCTGCATTTTTTTGTACGTCCTTCTGAATCATATTTATTTCTCCACTTTACAACGTAAGGACAGCGTTCATAAAAAGGACACTCTTTGAACAGACAATTCATGGCAACGTCCCACATAATCATTGTCTGAGATCCAACCCTTTTTGTAATCTCTCCTCTATTCATCCTCAAAGACCCAGCTCTGTTACTTTGATGTGCTGGCATATTCCTAAGCCTGTCAAAATCCTTCCTACTGGCATTCTTATAAGTCCAAGAAGATGAATTTGGACTCCCTCCCTTCTCCACATGGGCATTCCTCTTCTCTTCCATTTTCTTAGAAACCTTTTTACTCTTGGTCCTCTTAGCAGTTCTTTTGGCAGCCATAAATATCTCCTTTATTGTTTTCCCAATTTTTCTTACCAATAACAATCTTTCTTCCTGATAGTCAAATAGTACCTGATGTCTTCCCAAAAACCAATTCCCGGATTTTGGCGATCTTGGCCAATTACAGGCAGTACCAAAAAATACCCCTAAAAAATACCCTTTTTCTATCAACCCGCTAATATCAGTACTTGACAACCTACTCCAAATGGAAATGGCCCCAAGGCACTTTTCCATTTCACCCAAGAACCAGATCTCAATTTTCCTCCAAATTCCTAAACAATCCTTTAAAAGACGAAAAATTCCCTATAAAAACAAATAATCAAAACCACAGAAAACCAATAAAACAGAAACAAATAAAACCAGTAGTCAAAATCTATCCCCCTGGATAAATCCCATCCTTTGGCAATTTTTCACCATAGGGACCCGTAGATTTCTTCATACTTGAACCAACACCTTTCCAAAAGATGCCCCCAAATTTCCATTCCAATACCCTTTGCCGTACCAAACCCTACCCCACCAACTACCCTTCTAAAAACGAAAGTCTTCAATGGAAGTGAAAGTCTTCAACCAATTGTACCTATACATTATACAGACCACGTACCATAGACTATATATCATACAGGTATACAAAAGGTGTCCCTAGATCAAAAATTTTCTTTAAGAGGTATCTCACAATTGTGGTTGGGTGTATTGAGGTCTTGAGTATTAAAGGGTGTCCTCACTTTCACTTTTCTTTAAGAGGTATCTGACACAATTGTGGTGGGGACTATAGAAAAATGAGACCCCAGATAAAAAATCTATCCTACAAAGGTGTCCCCAGATCAAAAATTTTTATCTCACAATTATGGTGGGGACCCGATACATGGGTTACAAAAACAAACCAAGCAACTTTAACAAAGGGGGCGCACATAGCATACCACGTATTCGGCAAAAGGCAATGGGTAAAAACAAAAAAATAGGAGAAGGAAAATGAGCGCAGAAACACCTACCAAAAAGAGCGCAACGGAGAATGAAGCAAAAGTAGAGAAAACGGAATTAGAAATTCTTAGGAAGCAACTGGCAGAACAGCAAGCGAAGAATGAGCAGTTAGCTAGTGAACTCAATAAAGCAAAAAAGGAAAAGGCTAACGCTTTTGCCAAAAGCGTTCAAGAGTATAAGGAAAGCATAGAAAAGGAAACATACAAAAGGAATTTCGGCCATATGGTGGCCATGGTGTTCGAAGGCGAAATGAACATAAGCACTCTGGCGCAACGTACTGGCCAGAAGGAAAGCACACCCATAACGGTACAGAATTATCTCAAACAAGCCGTTGCTTGTTTATGGGCAGCTGGGCTTCTCAATGAGCAAAAGGCCAGAGAAAAGG